ATGGGCGCACCCGATTGTGGGCTGCATGATAGCGAGACAAAACGGAAAATCAACATTTATGGCGCTTCGTATCCTGTTTGGTATTTATAAACTTGACGAGAAAATGCACTTGGCAACTGCTCACAAACTAACAACATCGGCAGAAATCTTTTTTAAAGTTGGTCAAATGATTGAGGACTCGCCAATTCTGCAGGCTAACTTTGCTAAGAAGTACGAGTCCAAAGGATCGCAGGAAATTAGGTTTCTTAATGGAGCGCGTTACTTAATCCGAGCAGGAAACTCAGCAGCTCGAGGCATTGCTGCTCCTGATGTTATTCATATTGACGAGTTACGCGAATTTACCGATGAAGAAATTTGGTCATCAATGCGATTTACTCAAATGAGTAATAAGAATCCTCAGGCAATCGTTTATTCAAACGCAGGTCATGCGCAATCGGTATTACTTCTCAAGTTAAGAGAGCGTGGGCTTGCAGCTTCTCAAGGCGGTGAGGATTCTATTGGTTGGTTTGAGTGGTCAGCAGAACAAGATAAGCCAATCAATGATATTGAAGGGTGGTATCAAGCAAACCCGAGTTTAGGTTGGACTATCCATGAAGATAATATCCGCGACAGTTTGTCAGATCGTGAGGACATTTTTAGAACTGAGGTTTTGTGCCAATTCGTTGACATGATAAATCCAGTCATCATCCCTAGCGAGTGGGCGAAATGTAAGGACGAGAAAGTTAAACTGGATATTGAAAAAGACACTTGGTTTGCCATCGATCTTAGTCCCGACCGTCAACACGCAGCTCTTGTCGCAGGTCAAAGAATCGGCAAAGATAAATTTATGGTTTCCTTGCTTCAAACTTGGTACAACCCGATTAACCTCGATGACAAATTGCTTGCAAATGATGTCGCTACTTGGGTGCGTAAGTATCCCGTCAATACAGTGGCGTTTAGCAAATCAACCGCAGCAGCAGTTGCCGCTAGGTTGCAACCTGCGGGCATCCCAATCCATGAAATCTCAGGGATCGAGTATCAACAGAGTTGCGATGAGTTTGTTTCGGCTATTTCCTCAAATCGTCTCGTTCACAAAGGGCAAGAAGAACTCGACAAGCAAGTTTTGTCTGCAGTCAAACTTCAAAGAGGTGATGGAGGTTGGGTCATGGGCAGATTAAAGTCAGGAATCGTTTGCGGTGGAGTCGCAGCTTCGATGGTTACTCATTTTGCGACACGGGCAGAAACCGAAGTTGACATTCAAGTCGGTTGACATAATGCTATAATTTGTCTAATGGCTCTGTTAGACTTTTTTGTTCCTAAAACTCCTGCTGCTCCTATCACAGTCGATGCAGCATCTACACCTGCGCCTTTTAACAATACAGGATCAATTTCACCTTTCATTTTTACATCTAGCGCAGCAACACGCGCTCAAGCAATGGCAGTTCCAACAATCGCACGCGCTCGAGGAATTCTTTGCTCAACAGTTGCAAGTTTGCCAATGGAGCAATACTCAAAACTTAACGGCGCACATTTACCAACTCCATCAGTAATCAATCAACCTGATCCACGCGTTCCAGGTTCTGCAATCTACGCATGGTTAGCAGAGGACTTATTATTTCACGGGGTCGGTTACGGAATGGTAATGGAGCAATACGGTGACACAGGTCGCGTTCGTTCTTGGACAAGAATTGCACCTGATCGTGTTACACAAAAGTTAAATCATTTACAAACTGAAATCATTGGCTATCAAGTCGATGGAAGTATCGTCCCAACGCAGGGTGTCGGTTCTCTCGTTGTTTTCTACGGTTTAGATGAAGGAATTCTTAATCGCGCAGGTCGCACAATTCGTGCGGCACATGCTTTGGAACAAGCTGCAGAAACATTTGCAAAAGAGCCTGTTCCATTGCAGGTTTTGAAATCAAATGGCACAAACTTACCTGCAGAACGCATTGCTAAATTGCTTGAGGCATGGCGTGCAGCTCGTCTAAACAAATCAACTGCATTTCTTAATGCTGATGTCGAATTGCAAGCGTTGGGCATCGATCCAGCGAAACTCCAACTCAATGAGGCGCGCCAGTATGTCGCTTTGGAATTGGCTCGCGCTTGCAACCTTCCTGCGTATTTCGTTAGCGCTGAAACAACTTCGATGACTTACTCAAACACTCAATCCGAGCGTAGAGGACTTATTGACTTCTCGCTTCGTCCAATCTTGACTGCGATTGAACAACGCCTCAGCATGCCCGATTTCGTCAGCAGCACCACAGAAATTCGTTTTTCACTTGATGACTTCCTTCGTGGAAATGCGTTGGAGCGTGCTCAGGTTTATCAAATTCTTAACACAATCGGAGCAATGTCAGTCGAACAAATCAGAGAAGAAGAAGATTTAATCGACAATGGAGAAAGAGCATAAAATGAAAATAACAATGCCAGTCACACTCACTGCATCCGATGCTGAATCACGCATCATTGCAGGTCGAATCGTCCAATGGGATGCGGTGGGAAACACATCCGCAGGTCAGACAAAGTTCTTGCCTAACTCAATCGAATTTAGTAACGACACAAAACTAGTTTTAGAACATGAGCAAACAAAGCCAATTGGCAAGTTAATGGAGTGGTCACAGGATGAAACAGGTATCACTGCCTCATTCAAGATTGCTAAAACAACTGCAGGAAATGATGCACTCGAGGAAGCTGCAACAGGACTGCGATCAGATTTTTCAGTCGGTGTTCAAGTCAATGACTGGACAAACGACAAAGGCGTTATGGCTATCAGTTCGAGTTCTCTCGTAGAAGTCAGCCTTGTCACATCAGGCGCTATTCCAGGAGCAGAAGTTGCTCGCGTAGCCGCAGTAGATACACCCGAAGTTTCTGAGGAATCTCAGGAAGTTACACAATCCAATCCCGAAGGAGAACAAGTGTCAGACACTACCGTTCCAGAAGCATCTGCCGCAGAAACGGTAGAGGCTGCTAAGGTTGAAGTAAAGGCTGCAACAGCACCTTACATTTCAACAACTGTTCGCAATCCAATCGTGGACAAGGCTTCATACTTGGAGCACTCAGTTCGCGCAAAGATGGGTTCTGAAGAATCACGCATGTTTGTTGCAGCAGCAGCAGATGTTACAGATAACGCAGGACTCGTCCCAACTCGTCAATTGACAGAGGTCATCAACGGCATTTCAAACGCTGATCGTCCAACAATTGATTCAATTTCTCGTGGTGCTCTACCTGATGCAGGTATGTCATTCGAGATTCCTAAAATTACTGTTGCTCCAACTGTTGCAATCGCAACTGAAGGTGGAACACCATCAGAAACTGACCAAAACGCAGCTTTCGTAACTGTGAATGTTCAGAAATTTATTGGACAACAAACTTTCAGTTTAGAACTTTTAGATCGTTCTTCACCAGCATTTTTTGCAGAACTCGTGCGCCAAATGGAGTACGCATATGCAAAGGCTACAGACCAAAGAGTAAACGCAGTTCTTGAAACAAACGGAACAAACGGCGGAGATCGCGCAGCACTTACAACAGGCGCTTTAGTTGCTGATTTCGTTTCAGATGCAGCAGTTTCTATTTACACAAACACTCTTGGCTTTGCACAGAACATCCTCGTGTCTCCTGATCAATGGGGCGTTCTAATGGGCTTGGTTGATGGTTCAAATCGTCCAATTTTCCAACAGACAATTAACCCTCAAAACGCAGGCGGAGATTTAACTGCAACAGCGATTCGTGGAAACCTTCTCGGACTAAACCTTCGCGTTTCTCGTGCATTAGCAGGCGTAGGCGATAACTCAATGATTATCGTTAACCCAGATGCTTACACATGGTACGAGTCTCCACGCTTGTCACTACAGACAAACCTAATCTCAACAGGTCAGGTTCAAGTTGGTTACTACGGTTATGGCGCAGTTGCTACAAAACTAGCAGCAGGTGCATATCGTTACATGGTCGCAGGATAACAAACTAATCATGAGGGGGAGGTTGCTCCCGATCTCCCCCTCAGCCGTTTAACAGAGAGGAACACTAATGGCATCGATCGTCACAGTTGCAGAACTGCGTTCAATTCTTGGAGTTAGTGTTTCTCTCTACTCGGACGCTTATCTCACAGATGTAATAGATACTAGCGAAGCGGTAATTTTGCCAATGCTCGTTAAGTACGCTTCACCTATTTCAAAAGTGCAGCTTGAAAATAATGTTGCTACTTACGCGGTTCTTGGAAACAATAATTTTTCAGATGGTCAAAGCGTTGTAATCACTGGTTGCGGTTCGCCTTTCAATGGCACATTTACGATTTTAGAATCAAGCAACATTGATTTTGACGATGTTATTATTAACTCAAATCAAAGAATTTTTATTGATGGACTTTACAAAGATTTCAGTGCCTTCTTCACAGTTTCTATCACCAATGCAGACATTTCTGAACGCAATGTCATCCCATCAGGACTTGCAACCCTTTCAGGTGCGGCAACTTATGTTGGTGTGCCAGCAGTCGAATCTGCCGTTTTGGCAGTTGCAGTTGAAGTGTTCCAATCCCGAATTGCTCCAGGTGGACAAATCGAGGGTGTAGATTTCACATCAGTTTCACCTTATAGACTCGGGCGGTCACTATTCAACAGAGTTTCGGGGTTGCTCGGTCAATACCTTGATGTTGAAACAATGGCTCAATAATGCCAGCCTCAACAATTCTTTCGGATGTTCGTCAGCCTCTTGCAACCGCGCTTGGTGGCGTTGCAGCTAATGTTTATGCCTATGTTCCCGAAGCGCCTCAAGTACCGTTTTGCGTGACAGTTCCTGACTCTCCTTATTTAGAATTACAGACAATCGGCAAGTCAACTTTACACACAAAGATAAATCTTGTCATTTCAGTTGCAGTTGCTTACAACTCCAATCCAGCAAGTTTGGACAATTTGGAGCAACTAATCATGAGCGTTCTCGCCGTCATCCCTGTTGGGTACACGATCGAGTCGGTTGAAAAACCAACAGTTACTCAAGTCGGTCCATCAAATGTTTTGGTGTCCGATGTCCGAGTTTCCACTTACTACACACAAACAACCTAAAGGAAAATAAATGGCAACGACAGTAATAACAGGTCGCGACATTTCTTTGTCGTTCACAGGTGGAACAGACATCGAAGCGCAAGCGACATCAGCAATCCTCACAAAAACAAATGTTCGTGAAACCTATCAAACACTTGATGGTGAAGCGTATAAGACAGTTAACATCGAAGGTTCTTTTGCACTTGAAATGCTTGCAGACTGGGGTAAGGCTAACTCAGTGTGTGAGGCACTATGGACTGCAGCAGAAACTGCACCTGATAACACAATCACAATGACAATGACTGCAGCTACAGGCGCAGTGTTTGCGTTTGATGTTTTCCCTGAGTTTCCAACTGCAGGTGGAGCAGGAACTGATGCTCAGACAGTATCATTCACATTCAAAGTCCAAAAGGGCGCAGTAACAGAAACATTCAGTTAAGAAATAGAAACGGGAGCACAAAATGAAACTGCCTATTCTGATCGAGTTTAATTCAGGTGAGAAAGCAACCTATGTTGCACAACCGCCTGAGTGGGCTAAATGGGAAAAAGCAACAGGCAACACAATCGGCAAGGCTCAAGACTCCATCGGAATTTGGGACTTGATGTTTTTGGCTTACAACTCAATGAAGCGTGAGTCAGGTGGGAAGCCTGTAAAGAACTTTGAAGTTTGGATGGAAACAGTTGCTGAGGTAACCGTTTTGGATGCAGACCCAAAAGTTTTGAGCCAGGAAGCATCAACCGAGTCTTGATCCAGTTAGCACTGGCAACAGGAATCCCGATGAGTGAATGGCAAACCGCAGAGGAAATTCTGACCGCGTTAGAAATACTTAAGGAGCAAGGGAATGGCAAAGGCTGAATTAGCATTTGACAAAACCGAACTTCGTGGCGTTTTTAAGGCGCTTAAGAACATGGACGAAGCTGCAACTGAGGAAGCAAGAAAACAGTCAGGCGCTCTCTCAGAATATGCACGCAAAGAGGTGATCGGCACTGCTAACGGTTTGCAGTCTAAAGCCGTAGCAGGTCGTATCGCCGAAGGTGCAAGGGTTAAGAAGTCATCAAAGATTGGCGAGATAACTTACGGTTTTGCATCTCAGAAATTTAGCGGTGGAGCAACGACCAAAGACATTTGGGGTGGTTCTGAATTTGGTTCAAATAAGTTTCGGCAGTTTCCAGTTTGGTCAGGGCGTGAAGGTCGCGGTTCAAAAGGTTGGTTTATTTATCCAACACTTCGCAGAATTCAACCTTACATTGTTAGTGAATGGACTGCGGCATTTAGTCGCATCCTGAAGGAGTGGGGATAATGGCAACAGGTACAAGAGCGTTAACCCTCAAACTCATTGCAGACATTGATGACTTTAATAAAAATCTAAATAAAGGTTCAACCGAGGTCGAAGGCTTTGGCGGCAAGATTGAGAAGTTTGGCAAAATCGCGGCAGCAGCGTTTGCGGCAGCAGCAGCGGCAGCAGTTGCCTATGCAGGCAAACTCGCCATCGATGGAGTCAAAGCAGCCATTGAGGATGAAGCAGCGCAGGTTCGCCTTGCAGCAGCTCTCGAAAACGCAACAGGTGCAACTCGCGACCAAATTGCAGCAGTTGAGGAACAGATTTCTAAAACCGCACTTGCAACAGGTGTTGCCGATGATCAACTTCGTCCAGCACTGCAACGCTTAGCGGTTTCTACAGGTGACACAACAAAGGCTCAAGAACTTCTCAACCTTGCATTGGATGTCGCTCAGGCAACGGGCAAGCCATTAGAAACAGTAGCAAACGCATTAGGTCGAGCCTATGATGGAAACACAACATCTCTTGGAAAACTAGGCATTGGGCTATCGGCAGCAGAACTCAAGACAATGAGTTTTACTGATGTTCAGGGCAGACTCTCAGACTTGTTTGGTGGGGCTGCAGCTAAGAACGCGGAAACCTTCCAGGGTCGCATGGATCGACTTAAAGTTGCATTTGATGAAGCCAAAGAAACAATCGGTTTTGCTTTATTGCCAATCATTGAGCGATTGGTTTCATTTGTTGTTAATCAGGTTGTTCCTAACTTTCAAAAGTTTGCCAGCGCTTTCGACCCAATCAAAAAAGCAATCAACGACAATAAAGAATCGTTTCAAACATTGTTCAACTTTATTGGCGATTATGTCATTCCAATTCTGATCACTCTTGCAGGTGGATCGCTTCGAGTTGTTGGAGAAGTGTTTGGCAAAATCATTAACATTATCGGCGCAGCAATAGATAAGATTTCAGCATTTGTTGAATCTGTTAAAAACATGATTAATTCAGTAATTGCAGCATATAACCGACTTCCCGGTCCTAACCTTTCCTTGATTAACACAGGCGGCGGTGGCGGCGGTGGCGGCGGTGGCGGTGGCTTTAGTTCAAACGCTGATATTTTGGGCGCG